GGGACGCATGGTCTCATACAGCATCCATGATTTGTCTTCTGAACGCATGCGATACATGTGCTTGTTGCAACGAACCAAAACACTCTTCTTCACAGTGCTCATTGTCTTGGCAGTTACACCAATGTAGAAGTCTGCGCCCGACTCAATCATGTAAATGATGTGAGTACGGTCGGTGCGTTTTTTACGTGATTGCTTTTTAAGTTCCATACAAGTATTATAGCAAAATGGGATTTTGGGGTCAACCGAAATAAATGTGGCAAAAAAGCCACAAAAAAAGGTAATACTTGAGTATTACCCGGGGGATTATCGATAATATTATTGGTTATTTTTAATGATTATCTGTCATATTATATTTTTTATTGATAAATCCAACCTAAATTTAGTGTATTGTGCATCCATGTAAACACAGGTACAGAAAACTCTAATCGATAAACACCGTTCCACCCCAAGTAACCTTGCCCAGTCAATGGAGATGCTTTATCGGGGTAGTGTGGGGGATAATCGGGATAGTATATTCCTGCCCATATAAACTTCGGATCCGTTATTCCAAAGAAACCGATCTCTTTAACAATCACCGCAGTAGAAATATCGTTGTCATCTTTTTTAAAGTGTTCAACTTTTAAACAACACTGGCCTGTTTTTGCAACAAAATCAAAATCAAAATCAGTTGTTTCTGTTAACTGTTGGATTCTTCCCCAGCCATCTACATCTACCTCAACCCAGGGCTCACCCACAGGTTCAAGTGTCACACGCATTGTTACCGGGTACTCAGTAGCCATGCAGATCCAATATATCAGTTAATTCTGGGTACAATGATCTAGCATCGTATCCGTATAGATTGTCCCAACGTCGGCACCAGGCAACCATGTCTTTTAAATGCTGTTCACTGTTGGGCAACTGATCCTGTGTCAAAATGTTTAAGCATTGATCAATCTGACTTAAAATTGTGCGCGGCAATTGGTTGATGTCGCTTTCGTTATAGTCCACAGTATAGTCGTTGGTTAAGTTGTATTCGTGTATTAAGTTTTTATAATTGTCAATGTACAGATGCCGCACGGCCAATGGCAGTATCATTGGATTTAAAAAAATTGGATTTGTTACATTTAAATTTTTTACATTTATTTTATTGTCAAGGCAGTAACGCAACAAGGTATGATAAGAGCCAATGGTCAATGCACTGATAGCCGGTCTGGCTGTCACAGTTATATTTGATCCGTTGCAATGTGCAAGATATTGTTGTATATTTTTCAGTACCAACTGAGTATCAGTGCCCTGTCTCTGGTACGAGTTATGTTCGGTAATAGTTTCAATGCTTACTTCAATTCCCACACGGTTAAATTTCTTTAACTTGTTGATCAAACTTTCATTGAATATGGTTCCGTTTGATACAAAACTAAAGTTTAAATCCGTGCGGCCATGTAGAATCATATGGTCAACAAACTCTTCAAATCTTGGTGTTAATAATGTCTCGCCGCCCATGAAATGAACATTATTGAGATCTTTTATATTGACCAGTTCGTTGAGCACACGAGTCCATACTGCTTTGTCACGAGTCCAGTCTGTTCCTACATATTGCTGTGCATTTGCATTTCCCCATTTAACTTCTTGCGCGGCAATAGTGCTACTGGCTTGAGGATGGCACATCTTACAAGCCAGGTTGCAATAGTTTCCCAAGTCAATGTGTAAGTCTATGGGCATTCCATCATAATCACCGTTGTTATTTTTACTAGATTCAAATTTATCGTAGCCAGGACTTTGCTGGTAACTGTTGGAGAAATTTGTTTTGGTAAAAATAACGCTCTTTTGATTGCATTTATGTCTGCGACTGGTGCCACTGATTCCTTGCTGATAGTAACAACGACTACAAAAACTGACTGGTGAATCACTAAACATTGCCAGTCGAGCTTGCCGCATAGGTTCACTGTTGAACCATTCAGCAATGGTCATTTGAGAGACGTTATAAGTTTTGCCTAAATTGTCCGGGTACAGTTTGTGTGATTCTTGGCAACAAAAACCTAGACTACCATCCCAGTAGATCTGTAGTTCATACCAGGGACTAGTGCAAAAAATATTTTTATTAGGCACGTTTTTCAATAATTTTATCAGCAAGTCCAAAATCAACTGCTTGCTGTGCGCTCAAGAATGTATCAAACTTCATAGTTTCATACAGTTCTTCATAGGTCTTGTTGGCGGTGTTGTGCTTGACATACAACTCTGTTAGACGTTTATTTATTCGTACACTTTCTTCGAACGCACGTTTACTATCTTCAAACTGCAGGTCTTGCACATGTACAGATCCGCGTGTGCCCGGAGTTCCAGAACTCACACGATGAATCATTGTACGTGCTTCTGGCAATACCATGCGTTTGCCGACAGCGCCGGCCTGTGCCAACATTGATCCCATGCTAGCGGCCTGTCCCAACACAATGGTTTGTACATCACACTTGATAAACTGCATGGTATCGTAAATTGCCAAGCCTGCTGTAACAGCGCCACCAGGTGAGTTGATATAGAACGAAATATCTTTGTCAGGGTTTTCACTTTCCAAGAACAGCATCTGCGCCACAATTAGGCTGGCTGAATGTTCGCTGACTTCTGTGTCCAGCATGATCACACGGTCACGGAGCAACCGGCTGTAGATATCGTAACTGCGCTCGCCTTTGGCAGTTTGTTCTAGAACAATAGGTACTAAATTAGGCATGAAATTTCCTTGTTATGTATGGGTGTGTAATATAAGTAAGTATAACACACAAAGTGATCGTATGCAAGACATTAAATTTGAAATTTTTCCAGAAGACTATGCGTATTCGCGAGTTCAGACAACTTTTCCCTGGAGCCGAGAAGAATTGATAGCTGACTTTGAGCAGGAGGATTGGAAACCGTACGGAGCCGAAACAGCCGTTAAACATGACGCTTGGACTGGCAAACGGTTTAAAGTGCATCGTCCCCGAAGCCCTAAGTTGCAACAAATTTCTCAGTTCTTCAGACAGGATTCTGTGAAAGATTACGTCATCGAATGCCTGTATCGAGACAAACCTATCTTACAAATAAACTGGCAGATGTATCCTTGGCGCATGAGCACCAATACTGTGTTACATGCAGAATTTACAAAAGACCTGCCAGGCTTTGAAAACGGTATTCACTGCGACATGCGACGACTGGTAGGCACTGGTATGATATATCTGGCCAACGGTGACGATCCGGATTCAGCCAGTTGCTTCTATGACCATCCAGATCGACATAATCCTCGTCGTGTCACTACCGGCTACGGTGCAGGATGGGTACACAGCAACGATTGGAATACCTGGCACGATGGCTGGAATCGCACTGACAAAACACGCTACAGTATCTTGTTAGCTCTCACTTTAAAACTGGAGAATCAACCACAAGCAACTGATCAAGCGGTGCAAACCACGGCTTAATTAACTCTGCAAATTCGGGTAAGGCTGTTTCAAATGTTTGGTCACGACTGAGATCAAGCCCGCGAGTATAACGATGAAATTCCCGGAAGTGATGCTGTTGTCCTTCCATTGGTGTATTTAAAAAGTTCAACACAATTTCACAATGGTCTTTCCAGTAGCGTTGATGCCACGGCCCAATATCATTCCCTGTCACATACTTTGACAATTTATCAGTGATTGCAATTTTAACAGCATCGGGCAAACTTTTCACACACAGCTGGAATGGCAGGTGCAACATGTTAAAGTTAGTGCCCAGTCCTTTCTTTGCAAAGAAATCAAATATCTCATCCAGGTAATACACATTCAAACTGTTGACAGTGATACACACGCCAAATTGAAAGTTTTTGTTTGTGCGTTGTGCCTGCAGGAATCGTTCAAGATTGTTGGAAACTAAATCCCAGGTACTAGAATAGCGAACATATCCACACCTATCTTCGATGTCATCAATGCTGAGATCAAAGTAAACTCGTTTAAATTGCTTTAACAAATTTTCTAACTCATCATTCCAGACAGTGCCATTGGTGCTAAAATGTAAATCTATGTTTTTTGCTGTGCCTTGATCCACAGCGGCCTGTAGCACATCAAAGTTCTTTTTGATCAGCATGGGCTCTGCACCGTAGTAGTCAATGTACACTGTGTTGGGCACCCACTTGCTCATGGTGTTCCAAAGGTCTTGATTATTGTCGCTGTAACTGGCAGGAATTCTACGCCAGCGTTTGAGATACTCTGGGTACGAAACGCCTTCTGCGGGCTGTGCTGCCAATTCCCAATCTTCTCTGTACCATTGACTGGACACTTCTGGGTTACAGGTTCTGCATTTCATGTTGCAGGTGTTTCCCATTTTTAAATCCAGTATTTGCGGTTGATCATCACGGTCAGTTACCGGATGATTCATGCTGTTGTGCCACTGTCTGCGTGACTTTTTGCCGGCGTGTTCATCGTCCCAGCAGGCCTGACAACTAGGATGTTCAACATTGTTTTCTAATGATTGTTGTATTTCTTTGCGTGTAGGGCTTGTCCACGCTTGTTCTAACATGTGAGTGTCTAGATATATCTGCTCGCCCTGCGCATCTTCCAGGTATTTTCTACTGTGGCAGCACAGATAAGTTCTTCCAGAATTGTGTAGGCCCAAGCCTTTGTCGGCTAAAATACAGT